TATGTATGAGCTTGCTTGATATGAATTGCCATCATAAGATAAGTTCTGACCGTAGTCAGTAATATAATATGGCGTGGGGAAGTTTAGCTTGATTAATGTAGCTAGACGGATGCTATCACTTGCCAGTGCATCAATAGTTGCTTGGCTTGTTACTCTTGACATTATAAGACCTCAATTAAGTCGACCTCATAATTATACAACGAATCGACCCCGATAGGGTACTCTTGAATTTCGTTCGCTAGACGCACTGTAAGCGTGATATTGTTAGTAGCATGACTTGGGTCAGGCACACTGATAGAAAACGTACCTGCGCGTCCATTCTGGCTCTCTAGGAAGTCATATACAGGCTTAAACTCTGCTCTAGTCATTGGTGGGAGTGTAACTGTTAACTCACGTCTAGTAGCTCCTAGTGAACGCACCTGAGTACGCCCATTAATAGACTCACTAAACAGATCGTATCTACGAGTCTTAAAAGCAACGTCAGTAAACCCGACATTAGTAGGAAATGTGCCAGCCATTATATTCTCCGACCTTGGTTGTTAACCGCTTTCTGTACCATCGCAGTGATAGCACCTCTACGCTCGTATAATAACTGATCGATGCCTTTTGCGTCTACAGCGCTAATATTGAACTGTACACTTACTGGTTGACCAGTTGAACCACCTTTCTCAAGATCGGTTATCTTTTCATTAGGGTGAACAACAGCCATACGACCACCCTTACCATCAATGCCACCAGATCGAACGCCTGAGAATGTAACACCACCACCTTCAAATGAGGCTAGTGTCTGACCCATGATAGCGCCAGCAGTTGCGTAACCCATTGCTATTGATGCTGACTCAGCAGTGCTACCTGCAACGCCTATATCACCCATTAGAGCCATATTTTTCTTAATAGCCGCTCCAGTAACATAACCGTTAATGATAGCCATGCCAGCAGACATTATTTGGTTTGCCAAGTAGAATGCTTTACCTATGCCTGTAGCATCGTCAAACATGCTTGATAGCTGACCTAATTGTGATTGGAAGCTAGATAGCACATTCATCTGAGATTGCAGTACAGTTTGCTCAACAGCCGTATTCTTAGCTAATGTCATATCAGCTATTAACTGTTGTCTTTCCTCTTCTGACTTGAAGTACTTGGAGTTGTAACTCTCTAGCTGTTCAAGCATCACGTCATAGTGATCAGTCATCAACTCTTGTTCAGTTTTGAGTGAGTCTCTTATGCCTGTTATGTCTTTTGACTTAGAAAGATCTTCTTTTGTTTGAGCGTCAATTTCCTTCTGAAGCGCCTTCTCTGAAGCAAGGATGTCTTTGTGGAGTTGCTCTTGTTGCGAGCGTCTAAATGCATCAGTATTATCAAAGTAAGACTGTAACTCCTTCTCGCTTTGCTCAATCTCCTTATTGAACGCCTTTCTTTCCTTTAGCTTCTGCTCTTCAGCTTTCTTCTGATTAGCTTGATTATTTTTGGCTAACGTATCCAAACCATCAAAGTAGGATTGCAGTTCATCCTCGGCAGTTTTAATATCCTTTCGTAATTGAAGGGTATCAAACAACTCGAGATCCACCTTAATCTGCTCTGGTGTAGCACCAGCTTCAGTTAATTGGTTTATTCTCTGTTGTCTAGCTGTTTGGTCTAAAGCATCAACCTGCTTACGTAATGCCTCAGTCATGTCATTGACGTTTTTCAGCCTTTGACCTGCGCTCTTGTTATCGTAAGGGTTATCTAGGTTTATAGCTTCAAGTTTTTGCTTGCTAGTGGATAGTTCTGCTGAATTCGTTGCAAGCTCATCACTTAGGTAATTTATTCTGCGAAGTAATATGTCCGACTTCTGTGCTGTAGTCAGGCTTTCATTGCCAACTGACATCAACCCTTTAGAGCGTAATTCCTTGAGTTCAGCGTTCAGATCTTTTACTTTTTGCTCTTGCTCTGCAATAGTAGCAGTGAGTTTTCTCGCTTCCTTTGCATCCTGCATCTTTAAAAATGCAAGTTGTGATGCGGTGAGAGAGTCTATCGCAGGGTTAAGCTCTAATATCTCATCCTTGAGGTTTTCCATCTCTTTTTTGGATGTTATTAGGCTTGGTATCAGTGATCCAAGAAGCGCACCACCAAGAGCCAATACAGCACCAACAATTGCACCTTTCGGTCCGAATGCTGATGCCATTTGAGAACCCTGCTGTGAGAATGCTAGGATTGCGTCCTGACCACCTTGCATCTGTACAGTAAAATCCTGAACCTGATGACCAAGCTGACCAAAGGCGCTATTCATCCTTTTCTTGCTGTCTCTTACTTTGTCACCCGACTTGGATAACTTCTGGTATTCCTTTTGAGTTTTGGCAACTTCCTTTTGATGTTCATCTAGTACTGCATTAGCTTTATTAAGCTCACGCACCATAGGGTCTGCATTAGCATCAAGTAGTATGTTTGTTGTTTGACTCATTTTTCAACCTAAAGTATTCGAACCAACCAGAGTATTCAGAGGCAGTCATTTGTAGAACCGTTGAGAGTGGCTGACCAAGGACTTCTGCAAGCTGATACATATAGTACAGCTCCGTAAACCCTTGATCAGTTTTTAGTTTTTTTCGTCTGCCTCTACTTTGAGAACAAAGTTAGCTAGTCGAATAACAATCTCAGGATCTACGTTTTTCATCAACTTGGGCTTATCACCAATAGTGAATACTGGCTCATCCTTTTCATCAACCAGACCAAAGATGCAAGCGTAGACAAGATAAGCAGTGTTATCCTTGCCAGCTCGATTCAATAGGCTTGAACGGTCTTCTAATGACATATTCTTAGCGTAGAGTGTTACCTCCCACTCAGGAACATCAATAGAGCGTCTAGCATCCTTGGAAAAGTGAGAAACAGCAGTATCAATAATACTCATTATGCAACTGTCTCTTCAGCTAATGCGCCATCACCTGTAACAGAAAATGATGCTTCAACCAAACCGTCAAAACTAGCTGACTTTGATACGCTACCGATGATAGCTGAACCAGACCAATATGTCTTAGTGCTGGTGTTGCCTTCAGGGTATAAGTTTAAAGTGATAGTAGAACCAACAGTTAAGCCAGCTTGACCAGAATCACTGTCATCCCAAAATGCATTAAATGATGCAGTCCAAGACTTTTGAGTAGCAGTATTAGATACCCACTCATCACCCATAACTGTACTAGCAGTCATCTCTGAAGTTTCTTCCAAAGACCAATCTTTGATCTCAGCAATAGCAGTAGTACCAGAATATACCGCACCTAATCGACCAGAATGTGTAGCCATTATATTTCTCCAACATTAGATTCTTGTGTGGTATAAACCACGTTTACGTTTAATAGTCCTGCACCAACTGGAACTTCGGATTCACCGTTAAAATCCACTTGGTAGCCAGTAATCATTACATCATGAGCTAGACCATTAAGATCGGTGTTAGCTAATGACTCTTCAATTTGTTCCATTATATCATCTATTTTGTTGTCATAGTTAACTTTACCTCTAACTGCGACTTCGATACGAATCATGTGTGATCTTCTTTGATCTCTGTCCGTACCCATGTTCAAATAGGTGATATCTTCACTTTCTGGGTATATTAGTACAACTTGAGCTTCTGTTATCGGATAAACCCTGTTCATGTAAACAGGAACACTCACAGCACTCTCAACGAGAGACTTTAACTCTGTTCTTATCTGCTGTCTTTTGTGCATCAGTCTTTCTCTAGTTGTAATTCGGTCATACCCTGACCATCAGGCATGATAACCACAATATTATAGACTACGCTATTAATAGTGATCTGGTTACCAAACGCTACATTAGGTATATCTGATGTCCGACAGGTGAACTTGAACGTACTTAACGCAAATTCTACTTCAGCACCAACATCTACACCCTCATACTCGTTATCAAGTATACCAGTGATAGTATTACCATTGAATGTGGCACTTACGCCAAAATCCATCAATAGTGCTAATCTGTCAGCATCAGTATCAATCATTTTTTAGCCTTGCGTGTACGCTTTGGTTTTACCACACGTTCTTCTTTGACTTCTTCCACTTCCACTTCTGGTTTGGCATCAGTCTTTTCAACACGACCAATTTCAATCAATGTCTTTGCTATTTCTTGAGGTAGATCTACCACTTCACCAGCAGATAATGACTTACCTTGAGCGCGACAGCTTTTTAATACTAAATACATATTAACCTCCAAAAGGAATGTAGCTCCCCACCGAAGCAGGG